GTTGTGAACAATCGCTCCAGGATATTCTCCTTGAATCTGTTCTGCAAGTTCGTTTTTGGAAAGCATTTTGCCTTCTACTTCTAAACGATACATTTTTCCTTCCCAGACAACATCGGCAAAGAAAGACTCTTGTGCCTGTTCTGGTTGAGAAGCACCAACATTTAAGGTGCCATTAAAATCACCATTGATGGTGATGCTTTCTGATAAGAATTGATTGAAACTTTTCATTGATTAGCACTTCCAACGACGACGAGCTTTGCAGATTGCTTTATCGGGATCTTTTGAGCAATCGATATTATGCATGTCTTGCTGCCCCTTAGAGCGGGAGCAGAAGGACTTTCTACGCTTGGCATCCTTACTACCTGGTTTTGGATCACCAGTTACGGCAGTCTTGAGTTTGGAACCTGGGTTTTCACGGCGATATGCCTTAACTGCCGCAGGACTCATACCATCAGTTTTGTCCGATTTGTTAACTTTTTGCCAATCCTCACCGAACAATTTTGGACCCTTTGACTTTCTTTCGGCTGCCGCCTTTTCTCCGGGATTTGATGTGTTTCTGGCTAAGTTGCCAATCTTCGCATCCTTTTGGGCGGCTCTATGCTTTTTTGCATCAATCTCATAACTTTCCTTCTTGACACAGTTTGGATATTTCTTCCCAAACATTGTCTTCATTCCTTTTTTCTCATATCCTTTCCAACATGCTTCATCGAGAGATTTCAAATCTTCTCTCCAATCGGAGAAACTTTCTTTTGCGGTTTTTGTTCTAGTCGATGAATAAAGTCTCTTATTTCCTACACCAGGAATAAATTCTCCCAGTTCTCCCTTTGCCTTATCATTGTGATCTGTGTCACCATCAACATCAGTATCGATTCTCTTTACTGCTTTTTTAACAAGTTTCTTTAAATCTTTTGATGGAACTTCGTGTGGTGTATGTGCAGATGAATGAATCTCATCAATCTGAACACCCTTGATTGGTTCTGGTTTGATGATATCTACAAACTCATATTCCATTGCTTGGAAATCATCTCTCCAGTTAGAGAACTCGAAGGACTCTGATTTATTTCCCCAGTTATCAGCACCTTTTTTACGGCACTGAACTAATGCACCAGAAGCATATGCCGATGGAAATACTTTAAAACGTGATTTTACTTTGTGGTAACAAGCGTCCTTTGTTCCACTACCCGTACCTTTCTTATCCGCTGTTGCCTCTGTAGTGTATTCCATAGATTCTTGAGTTTTGGTGTCTCCTGAAGGATGTTTCTTATAATCTTTTTTGTCTTTAAAAGTTCTTACCATTGTGGGTTTTGCGCCACCACTCTTTTGCTGTTGTCCAGAATCTTGTCTACTCTTGCGAGCATCGGCACTTCTAATCTTTTTCTTGCCCTCTTTGGTTTTTTTCAAACCAGCAAGTCTTCTGGAAGAATAGCACTTAGGAGTTTTGGTTTCTCCTGGTTCATTGGCACAAGGAGAACCATCTGATTGTACCCAACCAGGTTTTCCATCTTTTGATTTAGACTTGCCAAACCATGCATGAAGTGAACCACCTTCATTTACCTCCGTTTCTTCATTGGCAACATAGTCTGCCGCAGTATCGATATAGTCTGCTGCTTTGGTGATTTTAGATTGAACCCATGCTTGCAATTCACCTTCGCCCTTTTTCCCCATTTTTTTATTGAGGCGCTTAGTGGCATTATTAATAGTTTTCAATTCAGAGCGAGCCATTGAATATTCATGATCTTTTTCTTCTTTTCTTGCCTTACGCTTGGCAAAATCCATATAAGATTCACCTGGTTTTAGTCTTCTGCTGTAATCAGGTTTTGTTTGTGCCGAGGTTGATTGTCCTCTATCTTCACGCGCTCTCATCTGTGGACCTTTGCCAGGAAGTTTTTTGTCCTTTTCTGGATCTGGATGCCAAAAGTCTCCTTCTGACATATAATCTAAAGTTTCTTCTTTCATTTTCTTTTTACGTCCTTGACAATGAGCACGCTGACTAAAACCTTTTGGGTTGTCACAATCAATAGATTTTTTATATTTTTCGGACCAACCCATTATAGGAAAAGATTATTCTTTATTATTTAGAAAACCTTGCTTGAGTAACTTTTGAAGTTCTGATGTTGAACCAACAAACAAGGCGTTATTCGTGACATTGTTTGTTGTTTTCTTGGTATCTTCTTCAACGTCTTTGAGTTTTTTCTGCAAATCAATCAACTTGTCCGTTGTATCGGCAACGCTCTTAATCAACTGACCAGCAACTTCATATGCTCTGGGACTACCACCTTCGCCAGCAAGTTCCATGATACCATTGATTGCTTCCTGTCCCTTTTCAATCAATGAGTATAAGTTGGCACGAGTATACTCATAATCCTTTTCAATATCATTTTTTGATTTGTCGGCAGGTTTTAATTGAGATGGTTTATCCACCTTAACAATGTCACTCTCAATATTGAGTGCATCGTCTATAGAATCATAATTATCAGACATAGTTATTAAATATCAGTTTGTCTTGTAGGACTATATTCTTTAGAATCTGAGAAGAACTCCCAATTCTCAGTAAATCCAAAGTTATCCTCTGGATCTGCATTAATTGGGTCTGGTTGAACCGTGTAACGAACTTCGCGCTTGGCAGTTTGTGTATTTGTATCGGCATATACATCAACCAGAACCTTACGAATAAGTCCATCGGTGGAGTCTGCAATGGGACCAAACATATAGGTTTTTGCAGTAAACCTCAATGTGTAAATTAATGCTCTTCTAGTGGAAAAATCACCCTCATAATCATCCTGCATATCTATACTATCTAATACTATAGGAACATCTCTTTTTTCCCCAATAGAATCAACCAAGTCTACAGTTAAATTAAAGGATGGTTGAAAGAAAGGTAAAATCTGTTCAATAATTTGTAAAACATCATCACTCAACTTTGCATATATGCTCAGTTCAAATCCGATGTTATATGGAACTGGCATATAAACTTTTTTCACATTACCAGCATCATCACTAGATTTAAAGGTTTGAGTAACACTCGTCTTTCTAGTTGAATCATACTGAATGCTAGTCATCTCAAATGACATTCTTGGCAGAGTAATTGCAATCGGTTTTTGCAAATCTGCTTGCTGTTGAATTTTTGCCAGAAACTTTTGAGATGGACCATATGATAATCCTACCTTAGTTTCATCCGCAACACTGCCATCTTTATTCAGATGTCTAATATAAATGTTGTTAAAAAGTGTTCCGAAACTAATGATAGTTTTACGTATAATTTCGTGATAAAAATAAGTTCCTAACATTAGTATTCTCCAAATGGATTAGATTCTGTAAAATCTAATATTGAATCTGCTTCAGTTTCAATTTCCTCATTTATGTCATATGACTCCTCATGACTGTTATTGTCATATGATTTAAGTATATAGGAAGCCGAAGATGCCGAACCAACTATAGATTCTCCTGGATAGAATTGTCCATCATTAATAGCAACATAGAGTTCGTATGGAGGATCTGAGACACTAATATCGTCTCTAATCTTAAATCCTCTAACTTGTGCTGTAGTGCTGCTGATTGTTCCAGTAACAGTTTCGTTGTACAAGAATGTGCCAATTCCAGTCGAGCCTGCTGTAGAAATTGCAACTGTTGGGGATTGAGTATATCCAAGTCCAGCATTGGACATTTGTAGTGCTGTTATAGTTCCTTCAACTTTCTCTATAATAGCCACAGCAGTTGCCGTAACCCCTATCGAAGGTCCACTAATAGTAACTGTTGGGGGAACAAAATATCCATTACCATTATTTGTTATTGTAAAGGATTGAATTGCATCATCAACAATGACTGCTGTTGCCGCTGCTCCAACGCCATTTCCACCGGTTATTGTTACTAATGGGGGATTTGTTGATGTATATCCAGAACCAGCATTTGTAATTCTAATAGAATCGATTGAATAAACTCCACCAGATGCAGTTGTAATGGCAACTGCTGTAGCAGTTATTCCACCACCAACAACTGGATCTGCAATTGTCACGACGGGAGTAGAAGTATATCCCTTTCCATCATTATTTAATATGATTTGTCCAACCATACCGTTACCACCACCAACGTCTAATACTGCGGTAGCAGTGGCATTTATTGCACTACTTTCTAATATTAGTGTAGTAATGTATCCTTCATCTTCTACAGTTCTATCAACTTCATCAACACCAGTATCAATGTCCTCATTTTCATATTCGAACAGTTCACAAAGAAGTTCATAAACGTATGTTTTGTTTAATTGATAAAATGGTTTTTCTGCTTCTACTCTTTTAATTTCAAATAACCTCTGTCCAAGAGGGAAGTAAATTAAATCTCCCTCTCTAGGGCGTGTAATTAAATTAATATCATAATCGGTGATATTTCCATCATCAATTCCTTGTTGAATACCATCCAAAAATGGTGTGATAAATTCTTCGAACCTTTCTTGAGAAATAATCAAATTAATTTCATTTTTCAATCTAAGTCCAAACTTAGTCATCAAATCGCTACCCGGAGCATATCCTTCATAATTGTCAAGATACGCCTCAATGATGAAATTATCATCAAACTTTGAAGTTTCTACTTCCTTTAGAATATTATCAGTTCTTATAAATTTTCTAGGAATGTAGTATACATCAATTCCATAAATTTTCAACTGCTCATTAATCAAATCTTGTATTAAATACTGCTCATTAGCAGAACCTTGTAGAAAAAAAGGATTTAGTGCCATAATAATTAACCAATAAAGTCCAGAGGTGGCAATTCGTATTCCATTGACATTCTCTGTTTAATGTCTTCTAATTCTCTTTCAGCATCTTCATAAAGTTGTCTTCCGTTCAGTTCAATTCCTCCAGGAAGTTTGACGCCATTAAACTTGATAAGGTTTTGTCCCCATTGCCTCTTAATCAATGCTGTCAGATACTTTTTCACAAAACTATCATTGTATATTTTAGAAAAATCTTCTGGATCTAATGCTCTATAGCAGTCAATAACAAAGAAAGTATCTTTAGATTGAGAACTCCAATCAATATCTAAATACAATCTATTTTGTCTCTTGTTAAATCTTATTTGCTTGTCTGTGGTAAGAAGAAAATCAATATCTTCAAGATATGATTTTGTCATCGCATATTGCAGAAGTTCAACCGAATTGAAGTAGTATAAGTCATTCAAGAACAATTGATATTTAATACTAAACATTCCACCAGAAATCGAACTGGTATCAAATTTAAATATTCTTTCAATACCAATTACAGAATCTGGAACCTGAACATAGTTCGATGCTTCATAGAAATTAAACGTAGTTGCTGCGCCAACTATAGTTGATGTTCCAGTTGTTGTGACAATACCAACTCCAGATGTTCCGTTCGAAATGGATGATCCAGAACTTGAAGCGGATCTACCTCTATCAAGATCTTCTTGTGAAACTTTATATTTTAAGTACATTCTTTCAACACCGTCATAGTGACGTTCATTGAAATATTGAATAGCATCATCGACTAAATCGTCTATTTGTTCATCATCTACGTTAATTTCAAGAACAGGTGCTCCTAATCTTCTCAGACAATAATCAATTAATCCTTGTCTCGTGTTTGGCTTAGCCATTAGAATGTTCCTCCATCAATAGTGTCCGTCCATACGGGAGTTCCTATTCCTGATGTTACTTGTGTTGTTAATATATATTCGCTAGTGCTAATTGCAGATATAGTGCTAGCAGAACTTACCAACTTTCCGGAAGTATTGAAGTACGCTACTCCAGTTTCGGCACTAAAATCATCATCATAAAATAGTCCTTCAGTTACACTCAGGAATCCAACAATGCTTGTATCACCGGTGAGGGATAAATCTCCAGAAAGATCTACATCACCAGTAAACGTTGATACTCCAGAAACAAATAAATTAGTTGTAGTTACAAGTCCAGAGAATTTGGCATCTCTCCATCTCTGAGTTGTAATGCCCAAATCAAAAGCATTATCAGCATTTGGAACAAGATTTGATGTAAATTCACCGCCAACATTAATATCGTCACTGGTAGAATCTCCAATTCCAATGGTGCCACCTCTAAAAGTGGCATTTCCAATAAAGTTTGATGTGCCAGCAACTTCAAAATTACCACCAACAAATAAATCCCCACCTGTAGTTGTTATACCACCTTGAGAAGCAAGAGTAGTAGCTCCACCAACAGTTAATCCGTTAAGTATATCAACAGCAGCGTTTATATCAATATCTGATGCAAATGTTGCTATTCCAACTATAGAAACACCTGCACCAACATGTAAATTTTTACCGACTCCTACGCCACCGCTAACAACTAATGCTCCGTTTGTTGGAAATGTTGAATCTGTGGTATTGGTAAAAAATGCAATTCCTTCAATTGTGGTTGATGCAGAATCAATCACACTTGTCATTATAAATGCTGATGATCCCGAATCCCAAACGAGAATCATCCCATCTTCAGTCTTTAACGTTGAGTTTAAGTCTGAAGCCTCAATAAGACGTGTTGCTGCAGTTGCAGAACTTGATAG